GTATCAACTTCAAATGAAGAGGTATAACCACTACTATTTTGATCTAACCAAAAGGCTAGTTTAGCATCTATAGTGTCGTCGTCAGGCTCAAATAATCCTTCATTCAACTGAAGTTTTTTATTTAGAAGACCCAAATGTTTTTTAAATGTTTCGTTAAGTAAATTGCTCATATACAATAAATATATACAAAAAAATAAAACCCATCAAATTAATGATGGGTTCTACTATTAGTTCTTTAAGACTTGGAACATCAACTTCTTATATTCTTCCTTACCTAATGGACGATTATCCAAGAGTTTAAATACAAAAGCAGCTCTGTTTGTTTCACCATAAGATGAAATAACCAGTTGTGCTTGTTCTTTTCTGGTAGGCAATGAACGAAGTCTGTTATTCACAAAACTATTCATACCATCCACAATCTTGTTTACTTCCTTCTTACCATCCGCAATACGGCTAATAGTACCTTTAATTTGTTCTGCTAACTCGAAATCAAAGGTGGTAAAGATATAGTTATAAAAAGTGTTGTAGTCAGGCATACCCTGTTCCAACCACACATCCATAATTTTTTCCAGTGAACTAAGTTCAGACTTTAGATGATGTAACAGGAGATATTTAGATGCTTTAATCTTATGAATAGTCTGATCATTCTTACTATATAAGCATACGCCTTCTTTATCTTGCCACTTATCTACAATCTGTAACATATCAGTTATATCAGTAAAAGTATAGATTTCCGGACGAAGTAAATCATACTTCTTAGCCATAGCATCCAACATATCTTGTTGTGCAAGTGAATAGTTGATATGATTAATAAAACCAATCAACTTCCACATAGGTTCATCGCCATACGATAACACAATTTTATTGATTGGAGACAGCCATTCCCAAATGATAGAATAACCCCAAGTATCATTGTTATCCTGTAACTTACTTAGAATAGTTGACTTGAACAATTCTAACTCAAAACCATTAGCCATAGTAGAAGCATCAACAGTTCCACGGGTTCGTAGAATATATTGACCCTTATACTTGCTAACAATCAAAGTGCTACCGTCCAACTTTTCAACAACAGTGCAATGCTTCAATGAAGCAGGAACAGGAAAGTGTTCAGGATTCTCCCCATAGTTAGTAAACTTCGGAAATGATGCACTAATAACTTCACCCTCATAATTCACAACCACACTACGCATGTGCTTGTTGTCTTGCGTCCACTTAGTGCCAATATTTTGGGGTTGAATCAAATGGACAATTTCACCGAAAGCGTGGAAATGGTGCACCATAAATTGAGTGCGGTCAACCTTATCTATGTCAATTTTCATAGATTTATCTTACAACAGATTTTAAAGAAAGTCAAGGTTCATCTTCAACATTTTCACCACATTCTTTGCAACTATCAAATAGTAGAAACAAAGACAGTTTTTCTTCCATTTTTTCTTTGCTTCCAAAGTGTTCTGTAAGTATTTCGTCTGCTTTGATATCATCTTTCCAACCAGCCCAATTTCCGTCACCGGGAGTTCCACCCAATTCCAGATAATTACACCAAGGAAATTCCACACCATTGACATTTTTTACATCATAGTATGGACACCGATTTAAGTCAAGCCAAATATTTCAAAATGAAATAATTGCAAATTAGATGATAGGTATTATCACTTATAATGTATAGCCAAGTGCTAATAAACTTGGGTCTAGCATCTGGATCAGTATTTTTCCAATCGTCATAATAACCAGTAACGTTGCATTTATCATATGATGGATATGACCAATCTGGTCCAATTCGATTTTTATACCAAACAAAGTATTTGATAATACACCATCTATCTTGAATAAAGTGAGTGGCAAATATTAGAAATAGTGCTAGTATATTTTGAGTAAGCAACAAAAATGGTACAGTATATAACAAACAGTGAACCAAACAAGGAATAGATCGCTTGTTTTTATTCAAAGCCATCCAATCGCTTTGGAAATAATAATCTGCTACTAAATGTACCAATAGTTGTTCCATATCAAAGTAGAGTTATATCTTCGTATCTGATTACCCAACCACCCTTTTTATTAATATCATCATTCACAGTTACTTCATAAGTTTCTGGTTTAATGCCGGTAATATAGTGATTTTCATACTTCTTATAACCTTGTTTGGCATTTACCTTTTTGCCAATTACATCACTAGGAATCTCTAGAAAATTCTCTTTGGTCCATTGTCCAATAATTTCTTTGGTCAAACTATCCTTGATAGTACTAACACCATCCAGAATATATACCAATTCACTATCTGGTTCAATATACTTATATTCACTCAAATATTGAGCAAGTGTAAATCCATCAGTATCAGATTCAAACAAACAATCAATAATGTCTTGTTCATAGGTTTCCTGTGTTTCTTCATAACCGCCACCAGAGGTACACCAATTTATATATTGATCAACAACACGATTAAAGTGTTTGTTTTCACGGTTAATATTTTCCCTTGAAAATTTAGGACGCTTAACCTTGTCTTGTAGCTTCATATAGGTTTGTTCACTCATAACTTTATAAGATTACCACACAGTTTATAACAAGTCAAGAAATTTCTGGACACAAAGTTGCATCATACGCTCTTGGTAAAGAATCATCTCTACCATCTTTAAATGGAAATTTATGACAAACTGATGGGTAAAATTTATGAGAATGTATTTTACATCCATTATTCCAAAATATACATCTTCCATTCCAAGTTTGGGTTCTATATTCTTTTTTATCATTATCAAAGAAAATAAAATTATCCCCAAACTCATTTAACAGACCCTCACCTTCTTCTTTTGATAAGAAAGTTCCCCACTTACAACATACAGAGTTGTGAGGACACGGATTACATGGTAATATATTCATATTTTTGGCAGTTTGTAGTCTGGAATTTGACTTGGAAACCAAAAGAAGTCTTCTTCAAAACTATAAAAAAAGTTTTGATTAGTAGCATGATTATACGCTTCCATTACAGTTCTGTCATTTAATGTACGTTGTTTACCCCTAAATTCCATGTGGGGATATTTTTTCTTAATTTCTTCTGGAACGTGAATATTCATTTGGCAATCCAATCGTGAAATCGTTGCGGTAAAAACATATAAATTGTTATTGTTGCAAGTGAAATTGTAACGGGTGATACATCTACCTTAAATAGATGATACAACAATATACTTGTACCCAATGACAATATCAAATTAACAATAAACGCTAAAAATAATTTCATAGAAATATTGATTGAATGCTCTTTAACTTACGATTAAGTTCTTTATTTTCTTCTTTCAGTTGTTCAACTTCTTGCATTAATCTAGAGTTTTCTTCGTGTAAATTTCTAATGTTATCCATTAAATCTCGTAAGATATCTTCATTACTTTCAAAGTCCATATTATTCTACCTTTCCATATACAGTTTCAACATCAATATAATAATTAGGCAATCCAAATGGACGAATAGTGAACTTCCAAGTCTTTTCCCTATCCTTGAAGTTATAACCACTAATAAATCCAATACCACGGTTAGTGTTTACCTTGTCACCAAAATGATAAGGAAGAGGATTTTCAGCAAGAACTTTGGCGAACAACTCATTATTATTGATCATATAACAACTTTACCCCAACTTTTTTTAAATGTCAAACACTTTTCCGTCAAAATATGCTTTACATCCCAAAACTCGGTCAATCGCAAAGATTTTCACATCAGCTTCACTAAACATAGTAAATGTAGCATTATCGTGTCCCTTCCATTGTTCACGTTGTGCCTCATTACACAAATCATTAAATTGCCGGTGTATATAAACATCTTTGATGCCACTTTGGATGATTCCCCTAGCACAGTCTGCACAAGGCAAAGCATTGGTATAAAGAATTGCGCCATCGGTGTTTATACCGTACCTAGCAGCTGCGTAAATCGCATTGCGTTCACCGTGTTCGTACCATTTGTACTTTTCTGGTCGTTCGTTACGAATTTCATTTTTGTCTGCTACCCCAATAGGAATGCCATTGAAGCCAGTAGATATGATTCGTTTGTCTTTTACAATGAGAGCACCAATCTTTGTCTTGGGATCTTTGGATTTACTTGCAACCCAATAGACTCCTTGTAAAAACCATTCGTTCCAATCTGGTGGTGTATAATTTAATCCCATAAGTGACAATAGTATTTTGCAAATAGTTCTAGACCTTTTTGTTTGCGTTCTTGTAATTCATTGTGTTTTTTCATCCACTCATCAAAAGATTGTTTTTGTTCTGGAGTTTTTCCTTTATTTAGAAGCCATTCTGTATCTCCAAGATAATGTGGAAATGGATTGAATCGTTCGTCATCATTTAGATATTCAAATGTCCAAATAAGTTCATCAAGTACATTTTCCCATTCTTCTGGTGTGAAATCTGGATGATAACCATACCGTTTCATTTTCTTGAAGTGTTTTAGTCTGGGTAGAATAAACTTACTGAATGTACCATCCAAACTCCAACATTCTTCATTACTTACACCATAACGCATACGTTGATATGTACTAATAAACCATCGTTTAATGTCATGACATTTGTAATATACACGCCAACCATATGGTACTGTATCAAACAACCAGTCACCAAATTTATTGGTTCTATACCATTTTTCTTCTGAAAGAGGTGTGTTTTCAGAATCTTCTAATCGTTCGTTGATTTTTTTGAGATCCATATTACAACTATATCACAGAGTGTATATGTGTCAAACAAAAAACCCCACATTTTACTGTGGGGTATGATGAATAAACAAACAAATGAAATTATTTAACGTTTTTCAAACCAGGATGTGCTTTGTGCCAAGGCATTTCGTGTACAACTGTTGGTGCTTGGTTAGACCATCTAGCTTGTTGTGGTTGTTGGGCTTGTTGTTGAGCTTGATCCATTTGTTGAGCAGCTAACATAGCATTTGCGGTACCTGGATTGTTGCTGGTAAGACCTACAACTGGATTTTGTGTTTTGATTCCTAAATAAAGACCTGACATAGTGTTATACCTTTTGTTAAATATAACTATTAAGCTTTATCATCATTATACACAAAATTATCACTAAACATAGAATATAAATAATCGTGATGTTTATCTTCTAAAAGATATTCACGTATATCAATAATGCGACGGTCATCACAACAATGACACTGCATATAAATCTTATCCCGCTTTAATTTAGCTGGCATATCACAATAATTGCAAGTAATTTGAAGGTTGTCCATATACTATAAAAATATCATACATTTTAAATAAAACAAGGGATGTCACTGTTACGTAACATCCCCCATTATATTGTAACATTAGGTTACAGATCGCTATAGTTCTTCAGTTCAATCTTACCATTTAGTATGGTAATATACTGACTAAGATTACAATCAATACAAATGTTGTTTGCATCAACGATATTAGCAAATCCTTCTCTATGATATTGTGCGGCTTTACCAGTTCGCCATTGATTTGTATGACCCACAATTTGTCTCAACTCTTCAATGGGTTGAAACTCTTCGTTAAAATCACACCAAACAATACCACCACATTTGTTTCTACCACCCCTTGCATATCCAGCGCCATAAAACCAATGTGGTTCATTGATCTTTAGTTTGGTTCTAGCATCATTATCACTTTGATCCAGATACTTGAAGATAACTTCATTTGTGGCACAAATTGGAGGTAACAAACGTTTATCCAATCCAGCGTGGGTTAATAGAATATCATCTACAACAATCGACCAGTGAAACTTATCTTGTATATCACCTCTGACCTTGCCAATAACGTTATCAATTGCATCATACTTCCATTGTTCATAACCACTACACCAAGATGTAGAAGCATTAAACAGATAGTGTATATCGTGATTACCAAATAGAGTATAGTTCTTTGGGTTAGGAAGAAATACATCTCTTAGATATTTGGCTGTAGCAACATAGTCAGTAACATCATCCAAATTGAAACTATCAAACCAATCACCCAAACAAATGTTGATATCGCCATCTTCTTTGGTAAAGATGGTATCCAACTTTGTGTAATGATTATGTGGATCAGCAGCAATTACAATCTTTTGTTTATTGGAACTAAACTTTAGCATACTGAGAGTATAACACGATTATTTTTAAAAGTCAAGTGATTTGGTCTTAACTTTTGTTAGTAGCCATTTGACCATTTGATATTTGGTAGATGGATCACCATACTTTTTTATATTAAAGTGATCCAGTTCCAATTCATAGAGTCTACGAGTAGTGTCCATTTTTTCAAACCATTTTGAATCTACTGGAGAGTCATCTGTGTGTTTCTCTAGTTTTTCTAAACATTCGATTAGAAATTCGTATTCAATTTTGGTAAGAATTACTTTTTTCACTTCTCGGTAGATTTAGACTTCTTTTTATCTCCCCAGTTAATTTTATCGTAATTAGAATTATAGGTTTTCTTGTTCACTGGTCTGGGAGACGATCCCTTCCCGTTCTGATGTGATTGATTGCTCATAAAAATGTTGATATCCTTTCTCTATTGTACTAAAAAATGAATTGTTCGCATACATATCTGAAGCAATTGCTTTATCACTTTTGATATATTGTGCATTTACGTTTTTCAAAGTAAATTTTCCGTTTGTGTCGTCGGTTTTTTCGTATCCTACAAATAAAACACTGAAATATTTTTCATGAAGCACATCATCAAATGCTCCATCGTAATCTTGGATGTAAACAATGTCTGCTTCGCTCCACTTATTATTAATACGTGGACACACACATAGTTTGTATTCGTTATCAATGAATGCTTTGAATACAAAAGCATTGGGTTTGGTTAATTCACTCATATTTTTCAGCACATTTACTGCAAAGTTGACCAACTCCTTCTACATAGTTGTAACGATAGTCGATATGTTTGTCTTTGGGTTCATTTGTTTCGACTCCACAAACAATACATTCTTCCATTTCAGACATTACTTTAAAGTCACCATTGGGTAATTTTTCAATTTTATTATTCATAATTTATTTCCACAAAACTTGTAATATAACTATTAATGCACTCAATGCAATTAGTGTTAATGTTTTAACACTTATCTTTTCATTGAAATAAATATGTGTCAATATTGTAAACATAACTATACCAATGCTAAATGTAAAAATTCTATTTGGCCACATTTTTCCATTAAAATATTCTGCTAGTAATTTCGTAGCATATATTGATAACAACGTACTAGGTACACTTAACCATATCAACCACATTTCATATTTTTTATAAAATACATTAATAAATTGTCCATAAATTTGATGCCAACCAATAATATAAACAAATACTAGTATTGACAATGCAAATAATAACTTAATCATTTTTTTCTCAATATCGTACTATGTTTATTAACAACTTCTTTGCAAACAATACTACCTTTACTTAGTTTAGCATAAAAGTTATCATATATATGAACTAAATCAGCAACTTCAATCTTGATACCCTCTTTTAACTTGGTATACTTTTTGATATCTGATTCAGTTAATTCAACTACATTATCAGCGCTCTTCATACAGATTTATTATAGGACTCTATATAAGATTCTATGTTGAGTTTTCCTACGGGATTCATAGAGTGTACCATATAAGGCGGATGTTTAACACCCTTGTTCATACAATATTCCACAAGCCATTTTGCACAATCATATCCAGTCTTTTCATTGTATGAATCATATGGAATATCATCACCACTCAACCCATGACCATAGTGGCAGTCTGATAAATCGTGATCATAAGTTACAAACTTAGGAAGACCACGCAGTGTAATTATATTAACAAACTCTTGATAATTTCTTACCACAGAGTAATGTTGATCTTTTGGAATATTAACCCAAGTGACATTCGTTGGAATGCGGTTGTCATCGAGAAATAAATTATAGTTGGTTATCATATTTTTTAAGTGATTCTTTTAGTGTTTTTAATGCACTTTCTGTACAAGTCCAAATTACATCTGCTTTATGTTTCTTACGATACTTATTTGCTTCAGCTAATGATGCGTCTTCACTGAGACATTCGCCTAATGAATCAACACATAGATTGTTGTTTTGATCTAAAATAATAACGTAGTAATTTGTTTTCATTTATTAATCTTCTTTTCCAAGTATACCACGAACTTTTTCATCGGTCTACCACTTTCAAACAAATCACCAATAAATTCTGCTTTGACTACACGATATCCGTTTGAACCATAATCATTCATTACATTCTCAAGTTCTGAATAATCAATTACATTATGTATTTTTATTGAATATTTGTATTTCATTGTTTGTGCATCATCAAACCACTTAAGTTTGGCATTGTATAACCTTGTTTAATTAGCTCACGGGTATCTTTGACAATTTTATCAAAGTAAGCCAACTTCATCTTGATTTCTTCACGTTCTTTTTTTGTAAGCTTCTTCATATAGTAATAATACTATCGTTAGTGATAAAACACAAGATTTATTTTTCACACCGTGTCACATTTTATTTCATTTTTTAAAAATGATTAATATTTATTATATATGAAAATAATATCTGGAATTTATAAACTCACATCACCGTCCGGAAAATGTTATATTGGTCAAAGTAAAAATATATATCAAAGATTTCGTGATCACAAAAGAGCTAATAAACATAAACATTGCAAGTTATATGTTGCAATTAAAAAATACGGATACGAAAATTTTAAAAAAGAAATAATAGAAGAATGTAACAAAGAAATTTTAGATAAAAAAGAACAATATTGGATTAAATATCACAACTCCGTTGATAACGGATATAATTGTGATTATGGTGGACAAATTCATAAAGAATTTGGAAAAGAACATAGAGAAAAATTACGTGCAGCATTTTTAGGAAAGTATAATGGCAACCAAAATATTGAATTTTACATAGATAACATTTTGTATAAATCAATTGGTGATGCTAGTAAAAAATTAAATATACCCCCTAAAACGATATATAATAGGTTAAATTCTAAAAACATAGAATTTGATAATTATAAATATAAAGATGTAAATTTAATACCAACCAGAAGTATTAGAAAATACGCATCACAACCTTTTATTATTGATGGTATAAAATATACCACTATAAAAGAAGCGTCTGAAGTATTAAATATACCATCATCAATATTGAGAAGAAAATTAAAATCTGGTAAATTGTCAAATTCATCATATATTACACCGCAACATCCGCTTTAATTGTTGGGTGTGATTGATAATCTATTAACTTAATATCATCATATTTAAAATCAAATAATGATTTTATTTCAGGATTCAACCACAATTTTGGTAACTTCATTGGTTCTCTTGACATTTGTAGTTTAATTTGATCCAAATGGTTCGTATACAAATGTGCGTCACCGATTGAGTATGTCAATGTACCAGTAGCCATATTGCTTACATGCGACATCATTGCTACCATCAGTGCATATGATGCTATATTAAATGGCTTCCCAAGAAAAATATCATTTGATCTGATTGTCATCATTAAATTCAAACGACGGGTTGGAATATTAGCGTCATTTAATACTTTTTCATTCATTTCAGGCACAGATACCCATCCTTTATTTCCTCCTGATTTTCTGTATAAATCAAATCGTTCTTCCAGTGTCAATTCTTCTGTATTAAAAATTAGAAAACAATGACAGGGCGGTAAGGCGCAATGATCTACCCAATGTGGATGCCATGCTGATACGATCATACGACGATCATCTGGATTGGTTTTTAGCTTGTCAATTACTTTTTGTAGTTGATCTATTCTACCAAAAAACCACGATTCGGCATAATCACCTTTTGTTCCACTCACAGTACCTTTGGGACAAGTGCTTGCATCATTATCATTCACGGTGGTATAAAACGGAAAATTTCTCCACATTCCGCCATACGTTCCTTCACCTAATTCACCCCATAAAAGTGCAAAATTTGGGTCATCTTTAATTTCTTGAATGAAACGCTCTTGAGTCCAAGAAGACCGCCACCGATTCCCACCCAAATCGCCATACGGATTTGCTTCATAGGTTTCTTCAGGATGAGATTTGCAAAAATCAATATAGCGTTTATATGCCCACTCATTCCAGATTCTAACGTTATTGTCAACCAGATACTTGATATTTGTATCACCACTAATGAACCACAGCAATTCGTGAACAATAGCTGGCCAATGAACTTTCTTTGTGGTTAATAGAGGAAATGCATTTAGATCCACATTGTATTTGGCTTGAGCACCAAAAATGCCAATGGTATCTACCCCAGTTCTGTTCTTTTTAAGTTTTCCGTTTGTCAAAATATCATTGACAATTCTGAAATATTCTGTGTCTACTTTGTTCATATTATTTAGTATACATTATAACTTTGTGTAGGTCAAATTCTTTTACAACTTCTTTATGTGTAAACGTATGTTCAAACTCAGGCATAAATGTATCACCATCATAATTACCATTTATATGCGTAACATA